GCCGGGGGGCGTGAGGCTGCCCGGGTGAAGGACACCCTCGGCGTGGCTGGGAGGCGTGCTGCCGTCGCTGCCGGTCGTGTTCGGCGCTGGCGGTGCGCCGGGGGTCGGTGGCGAAGCCGGCGGGGACGCGCCCGATGTCGCGTTGGGCTGCGCGTCCAGCTTCGTGGCGATGGTCTGCGCCGCGTCCGCCGGCGACATGGTTGGCGGCACCCATTGCGGTTGCGAAGGCACCGCGCCGCCACCCTGGGCGAACAGCGCGCTCAGCGCGCCGGGAGGCATGTTCGAGCCGACCGGACCAGGCGGCGGGGGTGAGGCTGCCGGAGGTGGTCCCGGCGCTGCCGCCGGCGCTGGTCCCGGCGGTGGCCCCGGCGGTGGCCCCGGCGGTGGCCCCGGCGGGGGACCGCCGCCGCCGCCCATGGGTGGGGGTTCGGACAGGATCGGGATATTCAGCGGCCCGGTCCCTGAATAGTTCGGCTGCCCGGGGGTCTGGCCGAACACCATGTTGAGCTGCCGATGCCCGGCCGCCAGCTGCTCCTGCTGCTTCGCTGCCTCGATCTGCTTGGCCCGCGCCTCGGCGCCATAGTAGGTGGCCTGGCCGATCTTGGATGGGTCGGGAAACAGCGCACCGCCCAGCGTGTTGAAGCCCTGGTCCCACTGCGCGTTGCCGGTATTGAAGAAGGGCATTGTCTTCAGGCCCCGTGGTTGGTGACGTTCGAGGCGTTGACGCCGCTGCCGAACAGGTTGCCGAAACCGCCATAGCGCCCGGCACCGTAAAGCCCGAGATTGCCGATCCCCGAGACCAGGCCGCCCAGGCTCTGCTGGAACTGGGCGTCAGCCGTGGCTTGCTTCGCCTTGTTGGCCGCCAGAGTATCGGCATCGCTCTGCGTCAGGTTGGCGATGTCGGTGGCATTGCCGTAGGACAGCGAGGCCGCGTCCAGGGCGTTCTGCCCACGCGACTGCAGCAGACCCTGGGCGGCCTGTCCCTCGCCTGTGGCGGCCCCGTAGGCCACCTGAGAGGGCAATAGACGCACGTTGCTGCCAGAGCGCAGGAGATAGTCCGCGGTCTGCGCCGGCATGATGCCGGTCTTGTTCGCGCTGGTGGCGAGGTTGATGGCTTCCAGCGGCGCATTGTAGCTCTCGACCTGGCCGATCCGACCGCCATAGGTGCGGATGTTGGTGGCAGCCTCGGCGGTGCGCCGGGCCAAGGCCGACTGGTAGTTCGGGTCGCTGGTAGTCGCGTTGTTCCCGCCCGATGGGTCAGTCGGCTGTGGTCCCGGGGGCAGGCTGGGTTGCAAGAGAGCTGCGGCTTGGGCCGCTGACGTGGTCTGCGCCTGATCCAGCGCGGGACCAGTGGTCTGTCCCAGGAGGGTCTGGGCGGCTGTGTCGCCGGTATCACGCAGCTTGGCCGCCTGGACGTTCTCGGTGTCGAGGGTGCTCTGGTAACCCTTGAGCGCGCTCATCTGCGCGTCGCGCATCTGCTGCGCTGCCGCGGTCTGGTCTTGCAGGGTCTGCTGCATCGCCGCGGCTTGACCCGCGGTCTGCGCCTGGCCCGCACGCAGGCGCTCGGTGAAGCCCTGTTGCTGCGCCTGCATCGTGGCGCGGTTCTGCGCCGCGATGGCACGCGCCTGCGCAGACTGCGCCTGCGATGACATGACAGTGCCGGCAACCGTGGCCAGCGCCCCGACGCCTGCGGCAATCCCGGCTGAGATCGGTTCACACATGGGTCTGCCTCATCGCGTGCTGCTCGCGCTTGGGTTGGTCCCGGTCACACCGTAGGCTCGGTTGAACGCGCCCTGGACCTGCGCCGCCTGCGATCCGCTCAGGAAGCTGCCGGCGCCGCCCAGGACGCCCGAGAAGATGTTCGCCAGCGGACTGACACTGGGCACGCCCGACGTGCTGGCCACCACGTCGCCAGCGTTGGCGGTGATACCCGAGATCGCTGATCTCTGGGTGTTCAGTGCCGCGTTCACGTCCTGCTCGGTGCTGCCCGCTATGGGGGAGCCGATGCTCTCGGACGCGGTGACCTGGCCCAGCAGGTTCTGCTTGGCGCCGGCGACGTTGGAGCGTAGCGCGTTGGCCTGTTCCTGCGCGTTCTGTGTCTGCACGGCGGCAGCACGCCCGGCGGTCTCCTGGATCAGGCCCGTCTGATTGACCCCAGCCTGGCTGTTCGAGATGCCCTGACGGGCGAGGCTGAAGGCCAGGTCCTTCTGCGCCTGGTTCTGCTGATAGGTGATGTCGTCCTGCGCCTTGGCCATGTAGTCCTTGGCGTACTGATTGAAGTAATCTGGCGAGAACTTGGCGAACGCCTGGTTGATCTGGTCGGTGCCCGTGCTGAGCGCCTGCGCCCGCCCGGTATCGTATTCGCTCTGCCGCGCGGCCTGGTCCTGGGCCTGTTGCTGTTGCTGATCGTACTGCGCCTTCTGGGCGTCAGCCATCTGCTGATTGAACTCTTGCTGCTGCTGCGCGATGTCCTGCTGCGCCTTGATCTGCTTGTCGCTCAGATCCTGGCTCGCCATCGTCTGATACTGCGTCACGGTCTGTGCCCCGCGCGCAGCGTATTCCCCGGGAACGCCAACCTCAGTGTAGTAGTACTGGGCTTGTCCCGTCTGAGGGTCCACATAAGGCGTCATCCCGTATTGCGGGCCGCTGCTGGCGTGGCCGCCGCCGATGCACATGATCGTCGCTCCTGGTCAGGTCCCAGACGTAGAGAAGGAAGTCCTCGCGGTTGCGGCCGTAGCCCTGCAACAGCGTCTCGATCTTGCCACCCAGCATCTCGATCCAGCGCCGGCTGTCGGTGTTGGCGGCCAGGACATAAGCTTCGCCGCGGTGATAGTTCGCGTGCTGCAGCGCCGGGATGATAAAGTCGCGGGACCAGTGCGTGATCGGACGTAAGGCGAGGCGCCACTTGTCGGTGCCGAACGCGCCGCAGATCACTACGCCGGGGCGCATCGGGATCACGCCGTTGACTGCGACCGGCTCGCCGTCCCAGGTCCAGACCCGCCACATCGCGCCGGCGACATGCAGGATGTCGCGGATCAGCGCGTCCTCGTCATCGTCCCAGCGCAGCGCGAAGATCTCGCGCCGGTCCCGCTCGCGCATGTTGCGCACGATGTGGGTCAGGCCCTCAAGCGTCACCTCGTGTGCATTGACGACACCCATTATTTGACGACCCCTGCCTGCAGATTGAAATGCAGCGCCGACATCACGGCCGGTCCGGGGGCCTGATGCTCCATGTGAATGCCCAGATGCGTGCCGTAACCGGCAAAGGGGATGCTCATCAAGCCATAGGTGTTGTTCGTGATATTGGCGGCCAGCTCGAACGCCTCGGTGTTGTTGGGCAACATGCCGATGTTTATGGACCACGCGCCTTGGCACATCACGTCGAAACTCTTGATGCGCTTGTTCTCGGTCGGGCTGTCGGCACTCATATGCGGCGTGCGGACAATAACCTTGGTGCTGTCGTATTCGTTATGAGTAAGCCCGCCATAGAGATAGATGTTGCCATTGCTGTCGTTCACGAACATCTGGTTGCCGACCAGCGCGAAGTTCTTCACCAGAAAGCCGGTATTGAAGGTCGACCACGCCGTGATGCTGCCGGCGGGGAAGTACGACAGCACGTAGATCGTGTTGACATAAGACAGCCAGTAGCGCCCCTGGATCGGCTGCACCACGGCGTCACACCAGCCGGTATATCCCGGGTTCAAACGAAGCGCCTCGATCAGCAGAGGATCGATCGCCGATCCAACGTCCGACACGCTGGCAGCCAGGTTGACGTAGAGCGCCTTCAGGCTGCGCACGCCGCTATCGGACAGGAACAGGACATCACCGGTGCCGAATTGCACCATCGAGCGAGGTGCGGCGCAGCCGATCCGCAACAGCTGGCTCAGCGTGTCCTTGGTCGGATCGGGATCGAGGCTCCACAGCTGGGTCTGCAGACGGGCACTGATCGCCAGCTGCGCGTAATAGATTTCCATGCTGACCAGAGCTTCAGCGTCCGGGTCGTTGAGGGCCAGGTTGATGAAGCCGGCGCCTGGTTCCGTGACGGAGGCCGGGTCATTCTGCGCCGGGTTGTTCACCCCGGAGAAGCGCAGATAATCCCCGTCGATCCGATACATCTTGGACTTCCAGGTGCGCGCGTAGCTACCGCTGCTCAAGCTACCGTCCGCTTCATACACCAGCACGTCGTTGTACCAGCAATACCAGCGCGTTGAACTGACGCCGCAGACGTAGAACGACGTGCCGTACGCTTCGATGTCCGCGATCCAGGTGACTGTGTCCCCTCCTGGCGGTGCCTCCAGAGTGTGCGGCACGATCGGCATCGGCGTTATCCCAGGCGGGATGGGTGCAGCGCCACCAACGCAGAACGCGTGCAGATTGCCACCCTGGCCGATCAGATAAATCCAGCCCGCCGGCATCGTCGTCATCAGCACGAAAGCGAGGCGCTTCTCGATCTCGCCGCCCTGGTTGATCACCGCGTTCTCCAGGATACGCAGTGATCCACCGGGCGCGGTGAGCGGGGTCTTGCGCACGTCAAGACCCTCTTTGAAGTCAGTGACCGAGAAGACCTTGCTATCAGGCATCAGTGCTGCACTGACCCAGGTCCGCTTCCGTACCCCGGGGGCACGTAGTCAAGTCCCAGGACCGGCTGGTGCCCGGGCCGCGACTGCGCGTCGCCACCGCCGCCGCCGATCGCCATGGGGCGGACCTGCTTGTGGCTGAACTGCCGCACCCGATGCCGCCGCATCGCCTCGTTGGCCTTCTGCAGCTTGAGCGCGGCATCCTTGGCGGCGTCCCGCTGCAGGATCTCGACCGCGCTGAACAGCACGATCAGGTTGTCGGGCAGGGTCGCCTCGTCACTGTCGTTGATCATCTTGAAGACGGTCTTGGTCCCGCGCACCCGGATGATGGCGTTGGCGCTGGCTGCGCTGGCGTCGGGGACCGGCCACAGCTCCATCGTGTTGTCGTCCGCGTGGTGCATCCACTTGCGGGTAGGCCAGGACTTGAAGCCGTTGTCCGAGTTCCACAGCACCATCTCGTACGGACCGATGCCGTAGGCCAGCTCGTTGTAGACCGTGTTGATCAGCACCCAGATGTGGGTGATGTCATCGAACGCCAGGTCGGTCGGGTAGGGGTAATATCGCTGGCCGTCCGCGAGCTGGATGTCACGATCGATGATCAGCTGCGGCCAGTCGTAGTCCTGGTACAACTGCAGCTGCGTGCGGTTAAGGTAGTAGAGCAGCGTGTCGCGGTCGTTGATGCCGTGCGCGACATTGGTCGAGTGACCGATCTCAGCGCGGAGATCGGTCAGCATGTCGCGCAGCTGCTTGCCCATCAGGGACGGCTCCGATGCCCAGCGAAGAACGCCGGCGAATGACTGCTGCCGGCGTTCACGTCAGGCAGCGTCGCTGGAGCGCGTGCCGCGCCGGCGCGACGGGACGAGCCGCGGCCAAGTGTGTCGCGCACGATGTGTGGCTGGTCCCCGGGACGAGGCATCATCTGATCAGGAAGCTCAGGACCATCAGGACCAGCGCCAGCGTCAGGATCGGCCAGTCCCATGTCATCGGCGTCGTCCTGTGCATGCGCCGCGATCTCGTCCGGCGTCGGCTCGTCCTCCGAGGGCAGGTCGGGCGGATCAAGCACCGGCATGTCCGGCGTTATCGTGAACTGATCGAGCGGCTTCAGCCTTGGATCGGGATTGTCCGGCCGGGTCGGCCGCGGCTTGTAGACCGGCAGTGTGCAACGCGGGAGCGAAGCGTCCGATAAGGGCAACCGCGGACGGTTCCCCGGGAACACCGCCTGCACCGCCTCCGGTGCGTAGGTCTGGTTCAGCCGGGCCAGCACCTCGTCGTTGGTGGTCTCCCAGGTACCGACCACGGCGATGTCGGTGATGGCTTCCTCGCCATGCAGGTACTGCAGGATCGGCAGCTCGGGGAACACAATCGGCCGGGCGCGGTGGCGATAGACCGTGGTGCCGCTGTCGCCGCCCAGGACGACCATGCAGCGCAGCAGATGGAACGCGGGCATCACCCTCACTCCGTTCGGTTGATGGTTGACTGCGTCAGCATGTCCTAACGCCCCCTCGCGGACTTGCGGTTGGGCAGCTTGGCCTGGCTTTTGCCTTTGTCGGCGGCAACGAAGTCCTTGGCGACCTTCTTCGGCACGCCGGAGCCTTTGATGCTGCCGGACGCAACGCCGTGCATCAGGCGGGATTGGGCTTTGGAGACTGACGGCATGGGCTTCTCCTATGTTTCACATGAAACGAAGCAGCGCCGGCGTGTGTGAGGTTGGCCGGCCGCCGGCGCTGCCCCTCGGGCGCTACGCGATAGCCACCACGAGCGCCGAGTTCACCTGTTGCGCGACCATCTGCCCCGTGTGGGTCATCGACTTGTACATGACGAACTGATTGTACGGCCGCGCGGGCGTGAACTTGTGGTCCCACTCACCGTCCTGCTTCATCAGGTAGATGTGCCGCGGGTCGAACCAGTAGGCGAACTTCGACCGGCCCAGGTCATCGAGCGTCGGGTCATACTCGATGGTGGTGTTCATGAACTTCAGCGACCCCATACTGCCATCCTGGGGACCGGTGAAGCCGGTCATCGTGTAGTTGCCGTTGGCGCGCAGCTCGATCTCCATCGCGTTGATGAAGGCGCTGCCGGCAAGGAACTTCGACGGCCTGCCACCGTAGCGGATCAGCTGGCGATACTCGTTCTGCAGGAACTGCAGGAGAGCACCGCCATTGGTGGCGGCCGACGTGACCGCGCCACGGCCACCCGCGGTGCCGAACGCTGGTGTTGCGCTGCGGTTCTGCCACCAGGTGTTGGTGCGTGCCAGGCCGCCCAGCGTCCCCGTGTTCGGCACGTCGACGATGATCGACTGCATACCCGCAAGAGCCTTCGGGTCAGCCGTGCCATCGCCCCACATGAGAGCGTTCATGGACCGGGCGTATTGCTCGCCGAAGTCCTCCAGCTTGTCCTGCAAGAGGTTCACCAGGACCGTGACATCCCTATCGCTATGATTGCTCAGGGAGCTGCCATCGCCCTCATCGTCGGTGACGCTGATGCCGTCGATCTTCAGTTCCGTATGGGTCAGCGTGAGGCCCATGTGATGCTCACGCCATGGGTAGTTCACCCGCTTGATGTTCGCTGGGGTGTAGAAGTTCACCGTGTCATTGTGGGTGTAACCAACGACGTGATCGTTGGTCCCGCCGGCACCGTAGTCGCCCTTCACCGCGAGGCTGATATTGCCCTTGCCACCGGGGAAGGACTTGGCCGCGGCCTCCAGCATACGAAGCAACGGCTTGGCCTGGATACTCTGTTTGAAGGTGTCTCCCTTGTTGTAGTAGAAGTCGAGCGCAGCGTTA